ACTGCCATGACTCTTTCCCTTTGAGTTGAATGATATGTTTTTCATGATACGATTATGTTCATTACTTCTATTTATAAGAAATTATATTTTAGAAATGTTGCACATCGTAGTCAATCGCCCACGGTTTTCCTCGGTCTTCTTCTCTCTGTAACTGGTTAATTGCATCAGATCCATCATCAATAAACCCGAACGGTACCATATCATTTTCAATCTGTTGCATCTTGTCTTTGAACATCATTTCTTTTAGGTTAATGTCGGTCATATCACCGAACATCTCTGTCGTAGCAAAGTAACCGAACATCACCAGATTCATCATAAGATCGTCGTGGTTACCCTGTGATGCTTCGTACGATTGCCCCTTTGCAATAAACGTAGAACACTCTAGGATTGTATTGGTGTCATTGATCTTGAGCTTATCGTTCTCTATAATATCTTTAATACCAGAACAACCGAGGCGCTTTACTTTGCGGGTCATCTCGATACCAATACCATCGGATTTAAGTGCAGATGAAAGGTGCATGTTTTCATACTCTAGCTCATGGTACAGTCCACGTGTGACTAGCACACCCTGATCATTGCTCTCAATAATAACGTACGCCTCGTTGTAAGAACTTGCGTACTTATAAATAATATCAGGGAAGAGTATTGGAGAGATAGAGTTACATCGATAAACCGCGACTTGTTCAAACGGTCTACACGTTACATCGATCACGTTAAAAGTAGAATAATCCTGTCCTCTTCCCTTACTTACATCCACGCACACAATATAATCATGTCCCTTTTCTGGCTCTTTGTAAACCAATAAATGACCACCTTCAAGAATCTTAATAGGTTCTATAGCTTTCATAGCCATAAGTGCTTCTGCACCAATGAGTGTGTCTCCAGTGCCAAAGAACGTGTTACCAAATTCCTGATCAAACTGTAGCTGTGACGTGTTGTTAATGGTCTCTTTTTTCCATTCATCGTCACGTCCAGGAACATCCCACCAATCCACACGGAATGGCCTGTAAGCATTAGTGCCTTGAATAGCACCTTGCCAGATGCTGTAGAACTGATTACCAATACCATTTGCAGTGGATGTAATGATCACCTTTGTGTCTTTACCAGACGACACAACTGGATAGGTTGATGTGTAGAACTCTGTGGCATTTTCTACAAATGCAAATTCGTCGAGATAGAGTAGGTTAACCGACTGACCACGAATGGAAGAACCACTTGTAGCTGCAGCAAAGATCTTAGAGTTGTTGCTGAACTCAATAGAACCTTTGTTAAGTGCTTTTGTACCTGGCTGTAGGAAAAACGGTAAGTTCTCCAGCATAAGTGTGACACGTGCAAGCATCTCACGAGCAGTAGCACCTTTGTTTGCTAGTACCGCAATATTCTTTTCCGAATGAAAGATAGCGAACCACAGCAGATAAGCCACTGACGAGATAGACTTACCACTCTGACGACACGCAAGTACGATAGAGAACCGGTTGTCGTTGAAGTGTTGAAACATCTTCTCTTGGTATGGATACAGCTTAAAGTTAACAAGCCCTTCGTCAAGTGAGATGATCTTACAGTAAGTCACTGCAAAATACGCTGGATCACGCATGCACTTCTGGTATTCTAGGATTGTTTCTTCGGACCACCCTGAAACCACGCCATCACGTTTGACGTTGGGGTTGCCTAAATAAAAGTCATTCATTCTTTATCGTTCAACCTTGGTGTAATATCCACCACATTATCTTCTTTGTTATGCTGCTGTAGCATTCGCTGTAGATCTGTTGTAGAACCTACGAACAGATTATTAGTTGTACCACCTGCTACTTGTGCAGGCGCATCTTTGCCGTTGATCTCTTTGTGTTTCTTATTGAGATCCATAAGCTTGTCGTTGATGTCAGACGTGTTCTTCATAAGACCTGCTAGCACTTCGAACGCTCGCGGGTGCTCGCTCTCGCGAGCGACCTCGATCATATCCTCCAGCGCGTTACGACCTTTTTCGATCAGGTCGTAGTATACATCACGAGAATACTCGTAGTCGGTCTTGACATTCTTATTCTCTTCTTCATCACTCATAGAACGCCCATCCTGCGTTATCGCTGTCACCATCTTCCATGCTATATATGTTCGTCGTAAATCCATAGTCACTGTCTGGAGATGCATCAAGTGGATTAGGTTCTACCGTGATGCGTGAGGATGGTGAGAAGTACTCGAATGCACCATCTGAGTCAATGGTAGTATACACACCTTGACCGTCGGAATCTCTCAGTGAGTGTGTCGTATAGAAATCCACAATAGACTTACGAATGATTGCTGTTTCTGTGATCGGACCGTAGAAGTTAGCGGTCATACTAAAATCTAAGACGTACTGTATGATACGTCTGTTGTCCAGTGCACCTTCATACGCATCGCTATAACTGATACCATTAAGTGTGATAGGCACATCTTCTTTGATGTCGCTATAATCGGCAAACGGTCTGATAGTGAGTGTGTACTGTGGCGCAAAGTTCGGCAGGATCTGTTCTACTATCTGCAGAGCATCGTCCTGGGTCTTTGCATAGACGTTCAACTGAAACCCGATAATGTACGGGGTGTACGTGTAAATTTTATTACGAGTATTACCAGTACCTTTGTTAAGGTTGTTAACTTTCTGTAACTGGCGCTGTGAATCATACTGATAAGATGTAATCTCGAAAGACATACGAGGTAACTTAATAGCCACCTTTGTGTCATTCTGTAGGTCTGGGTTCTCACGAATACGATCTAAGAAGCTAGTGCTTGGTGCATACGACAGCGGCACACGAGCTTGGCTGATAACTTTGTTTGTGTTATCTGTGCGAACTACATAGATGTTATTGAAGAGCGAGCCAAACATAGCCACGCTCTTGCGGATTCTTTCGTGATAAAAATGACTGCCTAACATTACTGTGGATCTCCAAACGGATTGCTTTCACTGAAGTCTAAGAAACCCATGTCTGTGTCAGTGGTATCAAAGAAGTCATTCTTTTCGTTTTCTGCTAATTGATTCACTTCAGACACCGCCGTGGCAGAAGCAATAGAAAGAAGGGGATCTACGATAGATCCTGATGAATCTTTATCTTCAGTACCGATGATCTGTCTACCTGTTACAAACGTATGATAGTTACCGTCATCTGCGCCCACATGAATAAGGTGAAGGATGTTATCTGAATCAGAGAACGCTGCAACTTCACCGGATACGATTGTTCCGGTCGACAGGGTCTGATTGACCGTCTCACCGATTGACCATCCGAATGACGCGCTATCAAGTGTGACGAGATACTTGTAAGCATAGTCCTGCTCCACTGTATCAATAGCATCTATACCTGTATCAAGATTCTCACCGCTGTACTCAAAGAGTTCACAACGTAATTTATAAGTGGGTAGGTTACTGAGTTGATAGAAAGGTTGTTCGTGCTCTACAGCCATAATCTGAAACATAGAGTTTGACAGAGGCAGATAGATCACGTCGCCTTCGAGCGGTCTAATTGCCTGAATTTCATTGTCGTATCTTGCCACAGTCTGTGACCAGCGTTTGCGAGCTACAATGAAAGTAGCTTGGTCCCTGATCTCTACACCAAATTTAGTGAACAGATCACCTTCACCGTCAAAGCCTTCAGTGTTCTCTATGTACATCTCTACTTTGTAAGAAGAGTTAAAGCTTGATTGGATATCTTCACCGAGGATCTTATCTTCAGCCACTAAATCTCTTGGCAGATAATAAACGTCTTGACCATAGATCTTAAGAGATTCTATGATAATATCTTCGTACAGATTTTGTTCTGATTTAACCTTTTGGCTAAAGTAGTGGTTCGTTGCCATTCTCTTATCCTACGAAGAAGTCTGTGGGCATCTCAAAGTCCATGCGAATCTTTTCTCTTAGCCGCTCAATCTCTTGTAGTGCGTCTTCAAAGATCTGTCTTCCATTGAGTGTCACACCGCCAGGCATCTGCATACCTTCAAACTTAATTAGGTTTGCACCCCACTGGTGTTTAATCAGTGCAGTGGTGTATTCTTTTAACCACATATCGTTCCATACTTTCGTATGTGCGGCGGCATCTACCGTCTTAAATGCTTCATATACAATGTACTCGCCAGCTTCAACGTCTTTATCATTGAAGTCACCGTGGAGATACAGCCTGTTCATCTTACGAGAATACGTGGTCTGTGGCTCGCCGTTGAGCTTCATGTCGAGCAGTGAAAGGTACTGGTTAAGCTGTTCGTAGTACGCAAGGTCACCGGAGAAGTTTTGCATGTCTGCAATATCATTCAGCATCATCTGGTATTTAATATCAAAAAAGTTAAACGAAGTATTAAAGCTTGATGAGATGCGGAACATCTTGCTCACATATATTACATCGTTTGGAACTGTGACGTATTCATTCGATACATCGCTGTCGCCCACAAGATGCGACACGTATGTTCTATATGTTGCATCACTATGAAACTCTTGCCAGTACTGTAAGGCTTCGTCGACACGGTCCTCTAGTTGATCAATATCCACATTGATCTCGATAACTGGATCACCAAGTCTTCTTAAACAGTAATCAATGAGACCTTGTCTACTAGAGGGATTTGCCATGTCTTATTCCTTATGATCCTGGGCTATACATTGTCTTAAGTGCAGTGCCTGATGAGTTGTATATAACCAAGGTTTGTGCCGAAGAGAACTCGGAAGAAGTAACGCCTGAAACGTTGAGCGTGACCGCACCAGATGAGCCACCTCCGGTCAAAGCTGTACCAGCAGTAACGCCTGTAATGTCACCAACATTGGACGTCCAACCTGCATCGTTGTTAAAGTTAGAAAGCTTGATCTCCGATGCAGCTTTGCGGGACTCGGTTGAACCATTCTGTAGAATAAATTCGGTTGTGCCCGAGATATCGCCAGTCATATCCGTGAGTTCAGAGAAATTAAGTGCTAGTGTCACTGACCCTGAAGCCCCGCCGCCACTGAGACCAGTTCCTGCAGTAACCCCAGTGATATCACCGACGTTACTTGTCCATCCCTGATCGTTATTAAATTGGCCTAGATTAATTTCGCCAATTCTTTTTCTTCTCTCTGCACCTGCATCAAGTAGGATCAGTTCATCAGCTGCTCCATCGACCCCAGCTGTCATATCTGTGAGTTCGGATAGGTCAAGTGTGATAGTTGGCGTACCACCTTCAGTCGATGAAGCCCCATCTAGACCTGTACCAGTAGCAATTGTTGCCACATAGTTACCAGTTGTGTCTGTACCAAGAGCAACTGAGTTGGCAGCAATTGTTGCTGCGATACTTACATTGCCAGAGCCATCGAATGATGCCGAAGTACCAGTAACATCCCCCGTTAATGAGATAGTTCGTCCAGTAGCTAGTGCAGTAGCAGTAGAAGCGTTACCAGTTACATCACCAGTTAAGTCACCTTCAAAGGTATTAGCAACAAAAGTCTCGCTGCCGATTGTCCACTTATCAGTTGTTTCGTTCCAGATTAAAGTTTTATTAGCTGAAGTACCACGTTCAATTTCAATACCACCATTTTGTGACGGCGTCCCAGCTTCATTAGAGTTAATTAGAATAATATTATCTGCTAAGTTAATAGTCTCTGTATTAACTGTAGTCGTGGTGCCACTTACTGTTAAATTTCCGCCTACTATAACATTACCTGTGGTCTCCATTGTTGCAAAGGTAACATCGGCAGTTGTTGCAACGTCTTGACCAATGGCAATATCATCGGCATTTACCGTTACACCAGTACCAGCTCCAACGTTAAATGTTCTAGTAGCTGCAATTGTACCGCCGCCAGTAAGACCGGAACCAGCAGTCATTGTCACGCCAGAGTGAGCAATGTGCTCATCTGAAACGAAACCGCTTAGATTATCGTGAACAATTTCTGCATCATTTGTTGCAATAGCATCTGCACTTACGGTGATACCAGTACCTTGACCGATATTAAACGTACGGGTAGCACTGATATCGCCGCCGCCAGTAAGTCCTGATCCAGCGGTCATTGTTACACCAGAGTGAGCGACGTGCTCGTCAGCTACAAATCCGCTTAGGTTATCGTGAACGATCTCACCATCGTTTGTAGCAATGGCATCAGCTGAGACTGTAATACCGGTACCTTGACCGATGTTGAATGTGCGGGTAGCACTGATATCACCACCACCAGTAAGACCGGAACCAGCGGTCATTGTTACACCAGAGTGAGCAACATGTTCGTCAGCTACAAATCCTGAAAGACTGTCGTGAACAATTTCAGCATCGTTTGTAGAGATCGCACCTGTACCACTATTATATGTGATACCGGTACCGCCACTTAGAATAGCTAGTGCCGCTGCAGAATCAAGAACTGAACCTGCACCAGAGATAGAAGATCCTACAGGGAGAACGACAGAAGTACCCGAAGCCGTAATAGTTGCGTCGCCCAGATAAATTGTACTACCACTAAGATAAAGATCACGCCATTTAGTAGCTGAATCCCCTAAGTCATAAGTAACATCTGCTGACGGGATCCAATGTTGACCAACAGTTTTATTAGTCAACGTGGCGGTGCTGGAAGACGTTTCTAGCGCAAACCCACCGGCGGTCGAGCCGTCATGAACACGAATTGTATTAGCCTCGGTATCATAACTAATTTCCCCGGCTGCGCCAGTAAAAGAATTATTCTGAGATGTCGTGCCTCTTCTAAACTGTACGACTGTGGGCATATTTTTTTTCCTCTATTTTATGTGACTGCGCCTAGATCATAGGTACTAATAAAAAATTCTGGTACACTTAGACAATCGTATGAGAATCCTTCTCCTAAGAGAATCTGTCCAAAAGCATCTGTTGCCGAGTTGGCAGAATCCACAGTACCGTAATTACCTGTTGGGAATGATACACCGGAGGCTTCAACATCGGAGAATGAAAGTACCCCATTACCATTTGTAGTAAGAACATATCCAGCAGTACCGCCGTCAGTGTTAGGGTACTGCAGACCAGCTAAAGATATTGACCCAGAAGCTGTGAGATTCCCTACCCCTATACCATTACTAGTAGTATTACCTGCTGTGGTAATATCATCTAATGTACGGGTAAGACTGCTTAATTGATTAGCGATAATATCTGAATCGCTAAAGTTTTTGATTACATTTGAGGAATTTTTATAGTAAAGTCTACCATCGGCGTAGTTGATCGCAACTTCACCGTAAGATAAATCGCCCACTCCTGGAGCGTTATCCCCAACGGAGGATTTTTTAAGTAAGACCTTAGTCATATTAATTCCTTAAAAAAGGGTTTAGTTTAGAGTCTGGAATATAAAAATATCCCAGACTTTAGTTTATTTATAATTTAAAATGTGCCGCCGTCGATGTGCTCGAGTCTGACGTCGCCTGAAGTTACGCTGAACTGTCTGATCGTTTGATCGGAATCTGCCCATCCACCGAATGATGCAACGCCTTTATTTGTGAGCGATGCAAGTTCTGCTGCGAATGTAATCGTACCAGCATTGTCATCATACGTGATATCAAGGCCTTCGCCTTCAACGAGAACGTTGTTAACAAGGTGATCTTCCATCACCTCTTTCCAAACTACGCCACCAAATTCAAGAGAGTTTGAATCTGTCAGGTTGAGAGTCTTGTTCATCTCCCATTCGTCATTAGCACCGTTGTACGTGAATGTTGCCTGTGTACCACTGTAACCTGCACC